AGCTTAAAACTGATAGGGGCTATATAAGGGATTTAAAATCATGGCACAAATCAAAGTTCAAGTTTTAGCTGTAACTCCAATCGAACGTCGCACTTATAACGGACGTGCTTGGCATCAACGCCAATTACAATGTTTTCTTGAAGGTAAAGTCGCAGTACACACTCTTAATGCACCGGATGGTGATACGCCAGAGGCTATCGAAGCCCGTACTCAATTAAATAAATACACTGACGGTTATTACATGGCTGATTTAGTAGTTCAGCAAGGTGATAGAGGTAAGTTGGAATTTTCTGTATCTAACTTCGTGCCAGTAGGTAATAAAGCAGCATAAATAAAACAAAAGCCCTTAAAGACTGCAATCTTTAAGGGCTTTCTAACTTGTCAACCTGAATAGAGGCTAACAACATGGATGCAATTATAAACCCGTTTGAAGTAGAAAATGCAAGTGATTTTAATAGTCCATATGAATACAAGGTAAAAATAACTAATTTTGCTAATAAAACAGTCGATTTTTTAATGACTAAAATTAAACACAAAATACCGACTACACATGAGGCGTTTACGGGAATGATTACAAGCTACCCAAAAACATTAACTGATGAACAAAAAGAGGAAAAACGTCTAGAAAATATCAGGCGTTCTGCCACTCGTGCTAAACAAGCTGTTCATCATGCTGTTCGCTCTCTTGGTGCCGATCATATGCTCACGCTGCATACCCGTGAAAATATTCAGGATAGGTCTAAATTTTTCGAGATTTTCACCCGTTTTGTTCGTTTAGTACGTGAAAAGGATGTGCATTTAATCGCAGGTGTTCCTGTTCTTGTTACTCGAAAAGAAAAGCGTGTTTGGGGCTACGTTGCTTGTTCAGAATTACAACAACGCGGCGCTTATCATATGCACGTTGCCTGTGTTGGTAAACAGGATTTGATTTTACTTCGTGCTTGCTGGTATGTGGCGCTCGGTGGCAATCCTAGTGATAAAGGCTCTGGTGTTCTCGGTCAAGTTGATGTCCGTTATCGTGAAAAACGTTTTTCCGGCCAGACTGAGGTGCATAAAACTTTCACACTTGTTTCCTACATGACTAAATATATTTCTAAGTCATTTGAGGATGATAACGAGCTAGGTTTACGCCGTTATAACGCTAGTCGTGATATTCCCAAACCCATCGTTAATAAGCAGTTTATATGGTCTAGTTTTGCAAATAATGGCGGCGGTTTTCCAGAAGCTGTGACAGAAGTCTTTGCAATAGCTAATTTTCTTGGTGTTGATGTATCTACTGTCTGGAATCGTGGCGAGGATATATTTATTTTGAGAGGGGTAGAGCAATGAGTAATTTTTTATTCTGCTTGAACGCTTGGAATCATATGCCTAAACAACAACGTGTTGCCTTACTTGCTCAGGTAAAACACCCGATTGTTTTATCTAATCGCACTTTTGCTTATTTGCCAAAATGGGTACGTCAAGATTTATCACGTATTTTATTGATTAAAAAGGCTGCTTAGTTATGTCTAACTTAATGAAAATCTTAAATTATGTTCTTAGCATTTTTAACGTTGATTTTTTTCTTGGTTGTCTTTTTGGCGTGGCTATATCTACATTTAATTTTATGTATGTACTTAACCAGTTAGACAGAATTTTGGTGTGTAAATAATGAAGTTTTTAACTTTCGTATTTGCTGTTTTATTAGCTTTACTTATAGTTAATTTTTTTTATCAAGCTTATTTAGCTTATTGGGTTGGTTAATAAATGAATAAATTTATCAGCACATTATTTTCATACGAGATAACCATATTTGTATTTGGTGTATGTCTTGGCTTTGTTGCTGCAATTTTTAACGGGTTTATGTAATGCCTTTCGCATATAACAGTGTTTGCTATGTAGATGAAAATGCCGCTTTGGCTGCTTTTGAGCAAGCCTTTACGCCGATTACAACTATTGATGCTGGGATGCCTTATCAATGGATTTTAAATAATCGTGTTGTTGATGCTACTGGTGAAATTATGTATGACTTAATACGTGCTGATTATCCTGCTAACCCACCATATGCAAGTGTTACGCAATTTTACTATTTATCGCCTTGCGATTTAATAACTCAAGGTTATAGCTATGCTGACGCTGCCGCCATGTGGGGCTTTGCATTTAGTTCTGTTTTTATGCTTTGGTATTTAGCCAAAAATTTAGGATTAATTATTAACGCTGTAAGGCGTTGGTAAAAGCTTTTAAGGGTAAAACCTTAAAAAAATCTAGGGGTACAGTTCCTTAGTCGCAACACCTGCGTTTAGGTGGTTTTTTAAATGGAGTAATAAAAATGTTCAAATTTGCAAAAAAAGCTTTAAATCGTGTTGGTGATGTTATCGATAACAAAACAGGTAAAGTGGTTGGTGCTGTAGCTGGTGCTGTTGCTGTTG